CGATTCTTCTTGTTGGTGGCGCAGCGTTGAGTATACATTCCGCATCTTTCACGATTCCTGTGACATACTCGGTGGGCGATCAGGTTAACCTAGAAGTCTTTTATGTTACGCCATTCGGTGGTGTCCCAGCAACTCCCCCGTTCCGTTCTGCCGTTGTGTTCCCTTGGGAACGAACGCTGAGCAACGTGCCTGCGGCACCGTCTGTCGGGCCCGGCGCCGATCAGGTTACAATCAAGATCGAAGATCCTGCAAGTCTTTTTCCAGTACCCGATGCTGATGTTTGGATCACCAGCGACCAAGCTGGTATGAACGTCGTCGCTGGTACGTTGCAGACAGACGGTGCTGGTGAAGCGTTGTTCTTATTGGATGACGGTGTGACATATTATTTGTGGATGCAGAAGGAAGGACAAAAGTCCATCCGTGGTAAAGAATTCGTAGCACAGGCGGATCCCTAATGTCTAATAGCTTTTTCACAAAACCAGCCAGTAGCCCAAGTCCAAGTCAACCGCCTAGTTCCAGGCAGAAGATCATCGACTATGCTCTTAGAAAACTAGGAGCGCCTGTAATCGAGATCAATGTTGACGACGATCAAGTAGAAGATCGGCTTGACGATGCCTTGCAGTTGTATCGAGAGTATCACTATGATGGTGTAGACAAGGTATTTCTCAAGCATCAGGTGACGCAGGCAGACATTGACAACCAATGGGTTCCCGCTCCTGATCCAATTCAGAGCGTCACTCGCATGTTCATCTTTGATGACTTGGCAGTGAATAACATTTTCAACTTTCCATTCCGATTCAGTTTGAGTCAGATCGGCACTCTAGGTGGCCTCGGTGGCTTTGGAGGCCGTGTGGACTTAGCCAGCATTGATATCACGCGAAGATGGTTGTCTCTAGCACAGCAAATGCTTAATCCTGAGAAGTCGATTCGGTTCAACAAGGTTACAAACAAGATTTTTGTTGACATGAATTGGAAAGAGGAAGTTAGAGTTGACCAATTCCTAATCTTTGAACTATGGGTTGTTGTAGATGCAGAGGAGTTCACGGAAGTTTTCAATGACATCTGGCTTAAGGCATATTTCACCGCCCTTGTTAAAAGACAATGGGGATCGAATCTCTCAAAGTTTGAGGGAATTACGATGCCCGGTGGTGTTACCTTCAATGGTTCGCAGCTTATGCAGCAAGCCGAAGAAGAAATTGAAAAACTGAAAGAGGATCTTGATCTCCGTTATAGTCTTCCTATTGATTTTATGATGGGTTAAGGCCTATCTGGTCCTAATGTAATAACAACCTTTCTTCTCTTTATCATCGTTGGCACTCAAGGATAACACATCCCCAGAGGAAGTCAAGAGAAAACTAATAAGATTTCAAATATTTTTGGTGCAAGATGCCCACGAATCCACATTTCGATCACGAAACAGTTAAATCAGAGCAAAATCTTATCGAAGATTTGACTGTGGAAAGTATTCAGATCCACGGCAGCGACATGATTTATCTGCCGCGTGATGTTGTGAATGAAGATTTTCTCTATGGTGAAGATCAGCAATCGGAATTCAATAAGGGTCATTGGTTGGAAATGTATGTCGATGGCTCTGAAGAATTCGGCGGCGAAGGAGAATTCTTTGCCAAGTTTGGTCTTGAAATTCGGGACGAAGCGTTCTTTGTTGTAGCGAAGCGACGGTTTCAGGAACAGGTGCATCATCTTGAGCATCCCCGCGAAGGTGATTTGATCTATTGGCCTTTGACGAAGAAACTGTTTGAGATCAAACACGTTGACCATGAAAATCCATTTTATGAGTTAGGTCGGTTGCACACATACCGAATGACCGTACAACTCTTCCGCTATGCTCAAGAAGAATTTGATACTGGTATTCCAGAGATTGATGAAGTTGATGTTGACCGTGGTTATGGAGCACAGATGGTATTTGCGGTTGGTGGAACAGGTGACTTCGATCAGGATGAAGTTGTGTTCGCTGGTGCTGATTTGGAAAACTCTACAGCCCGAGCAATTGTGGTCGCATGGGATAAAGATGAAAGATTGTTAGTGGTGAATAAGGTAGTTGGTACATTCATTGATGGGGACGTGGTGCAAAACGAGGCCCTCATTGTGTCTTATACTATTGAGACTGATGGTGCTCCCCCAGTTGCCAATGTGCCAGCCGATGAAGCTGCGGATAACTTTGATATTCAGAAAGCAGCGGACAAGATTATCGACTTCAGTGAAGATAATCCGTTCGGAGAACCTTAATGCTTAATCTGCCTCATTTCTACCACAAGTCCATTCGAAACGTGATTCTCGTTTTCGGAACTCTATTCAATGAGATTCAAATATTGCGTACCAATAACAATGATGAGGAACAACAGCGGTTTACAGTTCCTTTATCTTATTCCTCTAAAGAGAAATGGTTGGCCCGTTTGCGTCAGGGAGTACAACTTGATGGTGAGGAAACTACCGTGCAGATGAGCTTGCCGCGTATGGGTTTTGAATTGACCAATGTTAGTTATGATCCTCAGCGTAAGCACATCACTACTACTCAGCGAAAAGTTTGTGATCCTAATAATCCAAATTCACTTCTGGCAACCTTTACACCTGTTCCTTATGATTTAGAATTATCTCTATACATAATGGTAGATAAACAAAATGACGGCTTGCAGATAGTAGAACAAATATTACCGTTCTTTACACCCGAATTTACTGTGTCGATTAAGTCCGTGAAAGATTTATATGACAGCGTTGACGTACCTTTTATTCTCAATAGTACCACCATTGAAGATAATTTTGAGGGAAGTATGGAAGAGAGAAGGGTTGTTATCTGGACTTTGACATTTACTGCCAAGGCACAGATATTTGGATTCGTCAACGAGCAAGGTATCATTCGCAAGGTCATTGCAAATTTGCGTGAGTTTGATGGTACTTTAGATGCTAGAATATGTGTTGAGCCTGATCCACTTGATGCTCAGCCGGGTGATCCATTTGAACCTATGGTTACGATTACGGAATGCGAGTAATGGCAAAGAAGAAGAAAACAAAGACAAAGAAAACGGTTGATGAAAAGATAAGTGAGAAGCTATCTATTCAGACACAACCACCAGCACCTATCGTAACTGTATCAACCCCAGTTGAAGGTGATGTTATTGATACAGATATCATAGTACGCGACGAACAACCTTTAGCTTTGGGTTATGCAATTCCTGGTGAGAACCCGGATATCAATGATGACTACGAAGCAATTCGTAAACAACTAGCAGATGTAGCAGAGCTAACAGCAGATGCATTTGACAAAATTAAAGAAGTTGCAGATCAGAGCGAAGCGCCGCGAGCATATGAAGTCGCAGGTCAGTTAGCCAAAGTAAGTCTTGAAGCAGCCGAAGCAAGAATGAAGTTACACAAAGATATGAAGTCATTGCGTGACCAAGACAATAAGAGTGGTAATCAGAGAGCCGCTCATATTGGAGATGTCAACAACTCAGTGTTTGTTGGCACCACGGATGAACTACTGAAGTTGAACAAAGCCGGCAAGTTGCCGACGCAGGATGATAGTAAATGACCGGTCAAGAAGCCTACCTGGGCAACCCTAATCTCAAACCACAAAGACAAGACGTAGCGTTCTCGAAAGAGCAGGTCGATGAGTATGTGAAATGCTCGAAAGATCCTGTGTACTTTATGGAAACCTACATGAAGATCGTGCAGCTAGACCGTGGCCTGATTCCATTCAATATGTGGGATTTCCAGAGGGATCTGGTGGACCTGATTCACAATAACCGATTCGTGATTGCTAAGTTCCCGCGACAAACGGGCAAGTCAACAACGGTCATCGGTTACATTCTGTGGTATGTGCTGTTTCAACCGAATATGAGTGTTGCGGTTCTCGCTAACAAATTGTCTACCGCCCGAGAGTTGCTGTCTCGTTTGCAGCTTGCTTATGAGCATATGCCTCGCTGGTTGCAGCAGGGTATTAAAGCCTGGAACAAGAGTAACATCGAGCTTGAGAATGGTTCAAAGATTATTGCAGCAGCTACGTCTGGACCTGCAATTCGAGGTGGTTCGTACAACCTGATTTTCCTCGATGAGTTTGCTCACGTGCCCAAGGAGATTGCCGAGGAGTTCTTTAGTTCTGTGTACCCCACGATTTCGTCTGGTGAGACTACGAAAGTCTTGATCGTATCGACCCCCAAGGGTATGAATATGTACTATAAGCTATGGATCGAAGCAAGAGAAGGCCGCAATAGTTACAAGCCTATTGAAGTACATTGGAATGCTGTTCCCGGTCGTAATGATGCATGGCGAAGGCAAGAAATTGCCAACATGGGTGGTAAAAATGGTGGTGAGGAGAAGTTTAGAATCGAGTATGAATGTGAGTTCATTGGTTCTACGGCAACGCTCATCTCTCCAACTGCGTTGCGGTCCATGGCATTCGTCGATCCTATCTGGAAGAATCTCGACGGGCTTGAACTATATGAGAAGCCTCAAGAAGGACACATATATTGCATGTGTGTTGATACGTCCCGTGGTGTGGGTTTGGATTATAATGCATTCACGATTATCGACATCACCGAGATGCCCTATAATGTCGTCGTTTCATATAAAAATAATCAGATCGCTCCAATGCTTTTCCCAAATGTAATATACCCTGTGGCTGAGAAGTACAATAAGGCATATATTTTGGTTGAGATTAACGACATCGGTGGCCAGGTCGCTGATCTGTTGCATCAAGATTTAGAATATGATAATCTTATCATGGTGAGTGTCCGGGGCCGTCGAGGCCAATGTATTGACGGAGGCTTTGGTAAAGGCAGGACGCAGTATGGAGTTCGAACGACCACTATGGTTAAGAATGTGGGTTGTTCGACCTTGAAGTCCATGATTGAAGAGGACAAATTGATTATTCGCCAGCTTGATATTATCGACGAATTTTGCAGCTTCGTCAAGAAAGGTGATTCCTATAAAGCTGAATCGGGGGCCAACGATGATCTGGTCATGACTCTGGTAATCTTTGCGTGGTTGTCTACCCAAACCTATTTTAAGGACTTGACAAATTTGGATATCCGGCAGCAGCTTTACGCGGACAAAATCAAACAGATGGAAGAAAATATGCTGCCGGCAGGCTTCTTTGGACTTGAAGGTGCCGAGGCAGAGGTTGAAGTCGATTCAGAGGGCAATGTTTGGACGAAAGTTAATGAGGACGAGATGGAAGATCGTCTTGGCTCTGGTTGGTCTTGGTGAGCAATGTTGAAAAGCATCAATCCCTAAATATTTGGCATGAGCCAAGCGTAAAGATGCTCGAAAATTAGGCTTTATTGAGCGATAAAGCTATAAAGGAGAATACCCAATGGGATTTCAACTCAGTCCTGGGGTCCAGGTATCGGAAATTGATCTGACAACAATAGTCCCAAGTGTTGCAACAACGCCAGGGGCTGTCGTGGTCGTATCTCAATGGGGACCAGCCGAAGAACGTGTTCTAGTAGACAGTGAGAAGAACTTTCTCGCCGCGTTTCAAGGCCCCAACAACGACAATTTCGACTACTGGTTCACAGCCAATAACTTTCTCGGTTACGGCAATAACTTACAAGTTGTACGAGCTATCGCCGGTGACGCTCTTAACTCATCTTCGACGGGTTCGTTTACGGGCGTAATCAAGAATGAGCTAGATTACGATAATACCTCTGACGTTGTGCTAGTATCAGCAGGGGAATGGATTGGTAAGTTTCCAGGTGATCTCGGCAATAGCCTTGAGGTAAGCATCTGCGACGGTCAAAGCACGAAGTTAGAATTGACGGACTCCAGTGCGTTTGTTCTCGGTGAAGATTTGTTTAGTGGTGAAACGGTTACGGGTAGCACTTCGGGTGCGACCGCTACTGTCGTTACATTCACGGCGGCTGTCGTGGGTCAGACGGGTTCGACCCTTCTGGTTGACAGTGTAACTGGAACCTTCGTGGACGGTGAAACTGTCACCGGAACCTCCTTTACCATCACTATCGCAACCGACGGCATCAAAGCTAGGTCGGAATATGATCTATGGGATTTCAAGAATCTATTCAATGGTCAGCCGGCTACTTCTGATTATGTCAATTCCCGTGCTGGCTCGCAAGACGAGTTTCACTTGGTTGTTGTTGACAAGGATGGTCTTTGGAGTGGCGAAGCGGGTACTGTGCTTGAACGTTTCGAATTTCTTTCGAAGGCATCTGATGCTCGTATGAATGATGGTTCTAACGCATATTACCGTGTAGTAGTCAATGAAGATTCAGCTTTCATTTGGTTTGGTGACTTTCCTGCTGCCACAACTAACTGGGGTGATCCTTCTGATGCCCTTAATGTTGATTACGATGAGATTGGAATTCTAGATAGCTCACTTTCGGGTGGTGCTACGGGTTCTGCACCGACTGATGCTGATATCTTGCAAGCCTATGGCCTCTTCGCTGATCCTGAGGCAGTAGATATCTCTTTGCTTCTAGCTGGTCCTGCATCTGCAAACGTTGCTATTGCTCTTATCGGCATCTGTGATGATCGAAAAGATTGTGTTGCTTTTGTATCACCTGAGCGTGATGACGTTATCAATAACTCTGGTGACGAGACACTTGATACCATCGACTTCCGCAATAAACTACCATCGTCATCCTATGCGGTGCTTGACAGTGGTTGGAAGTTCCAATTCGACAAGTTCAATGACGTATTCCGCTTTGTTCCACTCAACGGTGACATCGCTGGTCTGGTTGTTCGTACTGATAACATTGCTGATCCGTGGTTCTCACCTGCTGGTTTCAACCGTGGTCAAATTCGTGACGTAGTTCGTTTGGCATTCAATCCAAACCGAACGCAGCGTGATGAGCTTTATCAGGTTGGTGTTAACTGTGTAGTTTCGTTTCCCGGCCAGGGTACAGTCCTCTTCGGTGATAAGACTTTGCTATCACGACCGAGTGCATTCGATCGAATCAATGTTCGTCGTTTGTTCATCGTTCTGGAGAAGTCAATTGCCAAAGCTGCTCAGTTTAGTTTGTTTGAATTCAACGATGCATTCACTCGTTCGCAATTCCGTCAGCTTGTTGAACCCTTCCTTCGAGAGGTACAGGGTCGTCGGGGCATCACGGACTTCCGAGTTGTAGCCGATGAAACCAACAATACTCCAGAGGTCATTGACCGAAACGAGTTTGTTGCAGACATCTTCATCAAGCCTGCCCGTTCTATCAACTTCATTCAGTTGAACTTTATCGCCGTCAGAAGCGGTGTTAGCTTCAATGAAGTTGGTGGCTAAGCATACATAGTCCTAAAGGAGTTACTAACAAATGTCATTCAGAATCGACGAATTCAAGGGAGCACTGTCGGGCGGTGGAGCAAGACCAAATCTGTTCCGCGTTACGATGGGATTCCCGTCTGGTGCGTCTGACGCTCTTGCTACAGGACTAGGCGCCGTTGGTGGTGCTATTGGTGGTGCTGTCGGTGGTGTTGTTGGAGGCGTCGCTAATATTCTTGGTGGTGGCGGCCCGGGCCGCAAGCTACAGTTTCTTTGCAAAGCTGCTAGCCTGCCAGGTTCAACAGTTGGTCCTATTATCATTCCGTTTCGTGGCCGAGAGCTGAAAATTGCCGGTGATAGAAAATTCGAAGAGTGGACTATCACAGTCATCAATGATACTGACTTTGCGGTTCGTGATGCGTTTGAAGGTTGGATGAATACAATCAATGCTCACGTTGCAAACGTTGGGCCTAGCGGTTTGAATTCTTATATTCAGCAAGCTCAGGTTGAACAGTTCACCCGCGAAGGACCGAGCCTTAATCCAACAGCACTCAAGACTTATCTCTTTGAAGGTTGCTGGCCATCAACGGTCAGTCCAATCGAATTATCTTATGAAACTGGCGATACAATTGAAGAATTCACAGTAACGTTGCAATACCAATACTGGACTTCGAACACAACCAGCTAAGCTAATAGCCTAGTGAGGATTTTATACTATGCCATTGAACGTATTTGGGTTTGAACTCAGACGTAGCCAGAAGTCTATCAAGGACGAACAAAAGAAAGAATCGTTTGTTCTATCTGATGAAGCTGATGGTTCTATTACTATTGAACGGGGTGCTGGAGGATTTACTTTCAGCAGTACCGTATTTGACACAGGTGGACAAGTTGGCGGGACTGATTTTGATAATATAATCACCTATCGTCAGTTAGCACTTCATCCTGAAATTGAAACTGCTGTTGATGATATTATTAATGAAGCAATTGTTTCTGATGAAAGAAAACCAATTGTACAATTGAATCTTGATGAAGTTAAATTCAAGGGTGTCAGTGACTCTAAGAAAATCAAAGAGAAGATGCAGACTGAATTCTTGAATATTTGTCGTTTGTTGAGGTTTCAGACTAGAGGACATGAGAAGTTTCGTAAATGGTATATTGACGGACGTTTATACCATCATCTTCTTGTAGATGAAAATGACGCACAAAAAGGAATTTTAGAAATACGCGAAATTGATCCGTTGACGATTCGCAAAATTCGTGAAGTCGTTCGTGAACGAGATGATGCAACCGGTGTTGAGATTCCAAGAGTTGTTGACGAATACTATGTGTTCAATGAGTCGGGGTTTCAAACTGGTACGAATGTTGGTCAAGGTCCTAGTGACATTGAAGGAATCAAGATCGCACTTGACGCTATCTCGTTCGTGCATTCGGGATTAGTCATCGACCTCCCGGCCTCACGACAGGCCATTGCAACTCCAGGACGATATCGAATCAAGAAAGTCTTTGGTTATTTGCATAAAGCTCTTAAGCCAATGAACCAATTAAGATTGCTTGAAGATGCGGTGGTGATCTACCGAATCTCAAGAGCCCCTGAGCGTAGAATCTTCTACATTGATGTGGGTTCTTTGCCGAAGGTAAAAGCAGAGCAGTATCTTAAAGACATCATGAATCGTTACCGCAATAAGCTAGTATACGATGCTCAAACAGGTGAGATACGAGATACAAAACGGCACTTTTCTATGCTGGAGGACTTCTGGCTTCCAAGACGTGAAGGAGGAAAAGGAACCGAAATCACAACTTTGGCTGGTGGTGAAAACTTAGGTGAGATGGCGGATGTTGAATACTTCTTAAAGAAGCTCTACAAAGCCATGAACGTACCGATCTCTCGACTTGATCCCGAATCGGGTGTTCAAGGATTGGGACGAGCAAGCGAAATCACAAGAGACGAATTGAAGTTTTCAAAGTTCGTTGCTAAGATTCGTACTAAGTTTTCAGAATTTCTATCAGGTCTATTGCGAACACAGGTACTCATGAAGGGTATCTTAACCGACACTGACTGGGATCAGATTTCAGAAGATTTACATTTTGACTGGGCTCGGGACTCTCACTTTGCAGAGTTGAAAGACGCTGAAATTCTTCGTGAAAGACTAGAGCTTTTGGGAAGTATGAATGAAGCAACAGAACTTGGTTTTTATTCTCAAGCCTGGATCAGAAAGAATATTCTGCGTCAGTCTGATGAGGAGATCAAACGGATTGATAAAGAAGTGAAGAAAGAACGCAAGGCCGCCGAGGGAGAGAACGGCGAGAACGGCGAGAACGGCAAAGATGACGATAATGGATTCGGTGGGGGTTCAGATGCACAGAAACCTTCACCCAAACCACAGCAACAGGAGGCGCTCAATGAGTGACGAGACACAGAATATGATTAACGCTGCTGCCAATAACGATGGTGCAGCATTCAAAGCAGAGTTTGAGACAGCGATAAATCAAAAGGTTGGAGATATTTTGCAGGCACAGAGGCAAGACATTGCCCAGAATATCTTTGGTAACATTCGAGTACCGACGCAGAATGAAGCCAATATCGCAGAGGAGAAAAAACTTGCTGGAGGATGGATACGAAAGGCGTTTATTCCAAAGGATGGTCGCGGCAAGGCATTGGCGA